ACCACTCTTGGTGAAAACGATCCTGTTGGCGAGCTAAACACTCAACTCTGGAACTCTGGTTCTGAAGCCAACAAAGAAATCGCTCGTAAACAAAAGCGTAAACTAAGTTTTATTGCCAACATTCTTGTTGTGTCTGATCCAAAGCATCCAGAGAATGAAGGTAAGGTATTCTTGTTTAAATTCGGCAAGAAAATCTTTGATAAGATTATGGACAAAGCACGTCCAACTTTCGAAGATGAAAAGCCAGTCAATGTTTTTGATTTGTGGGAAGGTGCAAACTTTAAACTTCGTATGCGTAAGAAAGATGGTTATGCAAACTATGACGAATCAGTTTTCACTGAACCATGTGCTGTTAGTGACGAAGAAAGCCAACTTCTAAAGATTGTAAACTCACAGGTAAAATTGGCTGAGTTTGTAGAACGTAAGAATTTCAAATCTTATGATGAGTTGAAGAAAAAACTAAATGAAGTTTTATCTGGAGATACTTTTGCTGGTAAGTCTGCAGCAGAAATTGCTCAGGATGAAGATCGACCAGTTGCTTCTGCACCAAAAATTGCATCAAAACCTGCACCTACACCTAAAAGTGTAGATGAAGACGACGACGATGTTATGTCTTATTTCGAGAAGATTGCGAAAGAAGATTAAACACTAACTCTGCAATTCGCCTGAGTTATTAGTTTGAGGGGATCCAAAAGATCCCCTTTTTTATTTTAGAAATTATTGCCACCACCACCCATTCGTTCCCATTGAACTTTTGCCTGAGTGGATTCTCTATTTCTAATAGCAGGTTTTATTATATTGGTTTGTCTAGTGACATTATTTACTGGTGCGTTAACGACATTTGTATTACCACCTTTTGCTACTTCTGTCTTAGCATTTTCATCGGCATTACCCTTTGATGCGTTGTATACTTTAACTCCATCAACTTGCATAGCACCACCTGCTGCAGCAAATGCTGTAGCCTTTAGCCATGGGAAGTCATTAACAACATCCATTGATTTTTTATCTACTTTATTAAAAGCAACCATGGCAGAACCTAATTTTTCCATGCCATTTGCTGCTTTTTCTATTCCTTCTCCTCTGTCACCAATTTTTATTAGTTGATCAACTGGAGAATCTGTTCCAATCGTTAGTAATCTACCAACAAGATTACCAACACCAGCAACTGCTTGAGAAGCACCAAATGCTACCATAGCACCACTTAGAGCAAGTACCCCACCAGCAACTTTTAATAGATTACCACCATCTAATTGAGATAATCTTTCAAGACCATCTGTTAAGTCTTGAAATCCTTGTCCGACAGCTTGCATTGCTTCGCCAATAACCCACAAAGCACCACCTAAAGCACCCATTGCTAGAGCACCTTTTAATAATAATGGTGCAGCAGCTCCAGCTAATGCGCCAATTACACCCAACCCAGCGATCGCTGTCATTCCCTTACCGATAGTTTCCCAATCTAGTTCGGAGAATGTTTTAAATACTTGACTAATACCATATGTTGCTAAAGATAAAGCACCTAAAACGAAAGCACCTTTTAATATTGATCCTTTCATTTTATCCAGTCCTACTGCAGCAGCAACGAGTGCACCTAAAACAACTACACCTTTGCCAACATCATCCCACTCAACATCTCCAAAACTTTTAAATGCCTTAGATGCTACCCAAAGTCCACCAGCGACCAAAACAATACCAATACCAAAATCTTTCAGCGAGCTAAGAGCCTTACCCATTCCACCACCACCCATTAACTTACCTAATAGCCCCCCGCCACCAGTATCTTTCTGTTCTTCTTTTGGTTTTGTTCTTGTAGTATCTTTCTTTTCACCACCAGTATTCTCAGCAATTGCTTTAAGTAAATCTGTTTGTTCACCAACCATCTTGTTTTGTTCAAGCATAGTTTCTTCTTGTTCACTTTTATCAGCATGTAATTGAGTTGGCGTTTCTTTCTTAATGAGATCAGTATTTTTATCAAGAGGTTTAAAAGATGGATTCTCTTGTCTTACGAGTTCAGCACGTTTATCATATTTTGCATACTCATCGGTAGATTCTTGTCTTTTTGCAAGTAATCGTTTACCTTCTTTTGTTTTTGCTAGTTCAGAATCAGATAATCCAGTTACTTTCTTGTATTCGGCTAATTCTTTTTCATTTTTCTTTATATCTTTGGATGCTTTTTGAGCACCTTCAAAATCTTGTTTGAGTTCAGATCTAGATTTTTCTGATCCCAATGCTTTTTGTTGTTTAATGAATTTTTCACGAGATAATGCTTTATTAAAAATGCCACCAATATTAAGTTTGTTAAGTAAACCTTCTCTTATTCCTTGGGCACTAAATTTTTCTTTAAATCCTTTTTTAATTTCTTCTAACTTATCACCCATGGTTTTAAAAGTTTCCATGCTCTCTGCTATATTTTTAATAGCCTCAGATTCTTTTGATCTAATTCTATCTTGATCTTTTAAAGATTTTATAAGATCTCTTTGAGATGTTAAACTTTGTTTTTCAAGTTTTAGCTGTTCATTTTGTATTTTTAGACTTTTATCTGCATTTTCTAAATTTGCTTTGTTATTATTTTCAAGTTTTTTAGTCTCTATTAGTGCAGCCATATCAACAGACTTCATAGTTTCAAGAACTTTTGCCATGGTCATTAAATGAACATTAGCCTGCTCTTGTAATTCTAGCATTCTATTGAAACCTTTTGGTGATGCAGTTATAACTGTCATTATACCCTCGTTTTAGATTCTATTCTTTTCTTTTCTTCTTCGAGATATTGTATCAACATGTATACATATACCTCTCTTTCAAATGGTATCATTTCTTCTAACTCAGCCAACGAATATTTGTGATATTGCATCAGAGAGAAATTCATTTTATAATAATTCTCTAATGCCTCATGACTGAGTAATACTAAAAAAAATTCTGGAGACCCTCCAACACCTTAACATGGTGTTTTCCGCAAACTGGACAATTGTATTCTATCTGTTTCTTAATTTTTGGCATAGTTTCAAAAAACTTCTGAATTTTTAAAAACTGATCAGATGTTAAATTGCCAATAAATTGTACCAAATCATTATGTGTTTGTTCTTTGCTATAAAAAATTTCATCTGACTTATAAATGTAATCAATAGATAACGCCATAATATCAAACACTTTGTCTAAATCTTCAGTGTTAATACCCTCAAGTTTTTTAATAATATCTACTGTAGGGTACTTCATAATAACACCTACATCGTCAAATAATTGAATTTTATTTGTATGGTCTGGTGATTTATCTACCACTAATGTAGTTAAGTCAATAGTTACTGTTGATCTTGCCTTTGCATTTTGTTCGCCATGATCTTCATCACAAGCGAATATTAAATCAACAGTTTCTCCTACAGATTTTCCACGAATTTGAGTAAACATATACTCTAAATCAAACGTAGCTAATTTTTCAACATCAATGTTGTCTTGCACACAAGATTTAACAACCCCCTTTAGGGTTTCTACCATTGTAGATAAATCTTCTGATTGCTGTGCTATTAATAGAGCCTTTTCTTCTTTAACTAAAAATGGTCTATACTTAACTGGTTGTCCACTTGATGGAACAATCATTGTATAGGTTGGGGTGCTCATAATAGGTAATGCCATATCAATCTCCTTTAGACATATTCTTGATTAACTTATTCAACTCAGCAGTGCTACCTACAAAGATAGCATTGTTATTAGTCACTTCTTTTTTAGACGATTCTTTAGGTGCATCTAATTTTTGTTTTTGCATATGTAAATCTAGTAACTGTTGATTTACGTCAGCAAGTTGTTTCATAAGATTCCCAACAACCTCAAATGCTCTTGGGTGTTCTGATTGCATCGCAACATCTAGGGATTTTTGTAGAGCTTCTTGTCCCTGCTGTAATATAACTCTTAAATTATTTCTTGTTATTTCGTAATCGTCTTCAACTTTATTATTAACTTCTGGAATAATGTTTCCAGTCTTATCAACAATTTCAGTTTTGGTCATTGGCTGCACGTCAAAAACTTCAGATAATGTTTCATCAATTTTCATAGTAATTCCTATTTATTGAACATTTAGAACTTTAATGCTCCTGGTAATTTTGTTATACCATATGTCAAAGCAGATCCAGTTATAGCGTTTCCTGCTTTAGTTCCTAAGGTTTGATTTAATGTTTCTTGGAACCCAGTAAAATTTTTTATAGCCTTATCAATTAAAGAATTTGAAATCTTTTGTTGATCGGGAAGTGGTTGAACTGTAGTAGCTGTCCAATATTTGTATTGTATAGTTACACTTAACTTCATTATATCTTTAGCTGAGTTATCTAATTGTATAGAACCTATATTTTTAGGATATGCTTCCCATAATGTTAATTGATATCGTGTTTTGTCATTAATATCCTGGACCTCTATTTCAAATTTTGGTGCAATAAATTTATCATAGTAATTAAAATTTCTAGTTAAAGGATCTTGTATCATGTTAATCCATTTATCAAACATAGATTTAACCTTCATATCTTGATCTACGTAAAATGATAAATTTAAATTATCAAATAATTTCTCATAAGGAACTTCTCTAAATTCACCAAATGTTCTATTTTGCACTGTTGAAAAATTAACACCAGGTAATTGAACTTGATCGCAGAACAACAATATTTTTCTTAAAGATGCTGAGTTTACACCTTCTGGCGTATCGAATAATACTGCATAGCGATTAGTTCTTGCTAATGCACCTCTTTTGATTTCTGCTATAAAGTCTTTTAACATTATTTGTTTCTTCTTATTATTTTAGTTGAATCTGCCCATACTTCTTGTTTATTAGCGCCAGCAAATCTTTCAACTGGGAGTAGCATAGCTGTCGCCCAATCATTAGATTCTACCTGCCTAAATTGAGATCTAATGTGTCCGCTCAAATATCTTTTAACACAAGGCTGTGCTGGAGCAAACTTAGAAACACCATCAATAACTTGCCAAGAATATTTTAATTTTGTAGTTTCGTCCATTCTATTATTAGTTTTAAATGTTAATAGAGAATCTAACAATCTAATTCTAACAGGATATGGAAGATAATGCATGTTTAAACCAATAAATCCATCTTCAGTTCTACTAAATGGAAAAACTAGCGGAAATCTATCATAATATGGTAGCTCTTTTTTAAGTTTTGGATCATATACAAACATGTATAATCTTCCAGGCATAATTTTAGTCACCAATTGTTCTGGATTGCCATTTAATACTTTTCCTGGAGTGAGCTGCTGCTTGGTTAACAAATTAACCTGCTGTTCGAACCAACCTCTAGACTTTCTAACAACAGTAGTTAAGTCATATTTGTTTCGTTCGAATACATCTAACATTGATTCTTTAGGTTTAGGTATAGCCATATTAGTTATTTAGGTGCTATACCTAACTCGTGTTCGGTTATAATTTTAAACTCCCAACCCCTATCTTTTGCATATTTTTTAGCAGCTTCCCATTTCGCCTGATTTTTTAAAAATGTTAATGATTCTAACAGATATCTTTGAGTCTGTTTTCCTGGAAATACAGGTGGAATAGTTTGTTTTTGAGGTTTAACTTCTACCAAGTACGTTTTTTGTGTATTTGTTGTTATTTTAAAATCTACAAAATATCTGTGGATGTAATTATCAGTAGGACATCTATATGGAATTACGGTTTCCTCAGAACTCCACTTAACAATAGACGTGTTTTTATCACACCAGGAGGCAAATCTAGTTTCCCAACTAGATCTCATAATGATGTTTGTGGGGTCTCCAGCATATTTCTCTGGAAATAAAGGAATAAACTTTCTTTTATGGAACATAAATAAGAGTTAGAAATAAATAACCACATTTATTTAGTTAAGGAACAGAAATGCAAAACATATGGGACAGAGCCGTTGAAGCTGCTAAACCTACTATTAGTAGAGTTTCAGAGAGTGGTAAACAGCTAGTCAATAGAATTAGTCAAAAAGGAACTCCATTAGAACAACAGTTTATTCGTGGTAAAAAGGATCAATTCGATGGTGGAAAATATTCTGTTAATAATTATATGTACCCTTCTGATCTTATGTCTGACGACAATAGGTATGGTGGTCATTATGTTATTTTCTATATTAATATAGCTACAGATTCTAAACTAGCAAAATCTTTAACCGAACAAGATTTCGTGGCAGATTTTCCAGCCAGAGATCGTGGCGATTTAATCGCTCAAAAATTTACAGGTGGTGCTACTGGTTCTTTAGTAGGTGCTAACGCAACTCTTAATACCATTGCTGGAGCAGCTGGTGGAGGTCTTCTTTCTGGTAATATCGGTGGTGCAGCTAAAGGTGCTGCTATTGCTAATATTTCTACTGTAGGATTAATGGCTGCAGCGACGATGGCTCCAGATGCTGTTAGATCTCAAAAAAGATTAAAAACTGCTATTGCCATGCACGTACCAAATCAATTACAAATTAGATATGGCGTCACTTATTCTGAAGAAGATACTGCTGGTTTAGCGATGGCTCAAGCAGGTGTTGGTGAAATAATGAAGGCATTAGATAAAGATAAAAAAGCTGATGTGACTGGTGTCGGACAGGCAATTATTGCTAACTTGGCATTATCAAAAGGACCAAACGCAGGAGCAAACTCAGCTGCATTGGGATTAGCAGCAAACCCTAAAAAAGAACAGGTGTTTAAAGGTGTAGATTTTAGAACATTTTCTTTTGATTATCAGTTCTACCCAAGAAATTCTGATGAGTCTAATAATGTATTAAGAATTATACAAGAATTTAAGTATCATATGCACCCAGAATTTAAAGATACAAATAATTTTATTTACATATATCCTTCTGAGTTTGACATATTCTATTATACTGGTGGTAGTGAGAATTTAAATCTTCATCGTCACACTTCGTGCGTATTAACAGAAATGAGTGTTAATTATACTCCAAATGGTAACTTTACAACTTTCCCTGATGGAATGCCTACTCAAATCAATATAACATTGCAATTTAGAGAGCTTGCTCTTCTCACCAAAGATAAGATTAAGGATGGTCTATAATGTATTTTGATAAATTTCCAAAGTTTCTTTATGATTTTAAATACGGAAACCAAGTCAAAACTAGCATAGTTAAAGATATAACATCGAATGTACGTTTTAGAAAAGAATTGTTATCAAATATAACTTTATATGATTACTATGATATTATAGATGGCGAAACACCAGAAATAATTGCTGAAAAAATTTATGGAAACCCACAGTATCATTGGATATTAATGTTAGCCAATGATAGGTATGATTATATTACTGATTTTCCTTTAGAAGAAGTTGCATTAGTTAAACACATTCAATCTGTTTATGGTACAAATGTGTCAGGAGTACATCATTATGAAAACGCACAAGGTTATGTAGTAAACTCAGATGCTCCAGGTGCCACTTCTGTATCAAATGAACAATATGAGAGAAGAATAAATGAATCTAAAAGAAGAATAAAAATTATTTCTGCAAAGTTAATCAACACTATTTTAAATGAGTATAAAGATATTTTATAATGAAATCTAGTAAGATCTTACGTTTCGCTGGTGATGTTAGTGTAGATAAAGCCAGAATTATAACATCTAATGGCTTCTTTCAGGATATATCTGCTCAAATTATTAACATTCAATATTATGAAGATTTATTTTCACCATTTATAACTGGTTCTATAATACTTAAAGAATCATTAGATTATATTAATCTTTTCCCATTTATAGGTGAAGAGTATATCGATCTTGAAATAACTACACCAACATTAGAAAAAGCTGGTATAAAAGGTAGATATTACATTTATAAAATTACTGACAGAGAACTAATAGGAAATAAAAACGTAGTTTATCAGATGCATTTTATATCTGCAGAAGCCATAGTAGATTTAAATAAAAAAATTAGTAGAGTTTTTGGGGATAAAATATCTAATCTAGTAGAGCCATTTATTAAAGATAAAACTATTGGTCTTGAAAGTGAAAAGAAAGTTTTTATAGAACCTACTAATAATAGCACCAAATATATTTCAAATTTCTGGTCACCTTTTAAAAATTTAAATTATTTAACTTCCTTATCAACCAACGCTAATAGATCTCCAAGTTATGTTTTTTTTGAAAATAGAGATGGGTTTTATTATTGTTCTTTAGAATCTTTATATGTAGGCAATACTTATCAGAAATTTGTTTATGATTCTTATACAAGAGATTCACTACCACTTTCTGGTAGCGTTAAAAATATACAAGAAGATTATAGAAGAATTAGTGAAATAAGCATACCTGATGTTTTTGATTACATGAAAAGGATTAGTTCTGGTATGCTTTCTTCTAAACAGATTACCTACGATGTTACTAAAAAAACATATTCTAGCAAAAATTATAACATGTTTCAAAGATTCACAGAACAAAAACATTTAAATAAATTTGCAATAAATTCTGACAAAGCAATATTTCGTGCTAATGCTACTATTTTTAACTATCCAAAATATTATGGTAATTTTAATGGTTTCGGTGATGTCACCGCTGCTAAAATAAATCAAGAAAGAATATCATTGTTAACATTAGCGGAGTCTAATAAGATAAACATTGTTGTACCTGGAAGAACAGATTATACAGTTGGCCAAAAAGTAGATATTTCTTTGCCAAGAATTGAACCTATCTCTAGAAAAGATAATGATACTGTTGATAAAATGTTTTCTGGTCTTTATCTTATAGCTGCAATAAATCATTACATTGATAAAGAAAAACATGAGTGTCATATGGAACTTATTAAAGAATCGTCACTACTTGATATGAATAGAGGAAAATAATGAATTTTTATTTTAGTATTGTAGAAAATAGATCTGATCCTTTAAAATTAGGTCGATGTCAAGTTAGAATAGTTGGGTTGCACACTCATGATAAAACTCAACTACCAACTTCTGAGTTACCTTGGGCTACACCAGTACAACCAGTAACTTCTGCAGCTATGAATGGTATCGGGCATTCTCCAATTGGTCCAGTTGAAGGCACTACTGTTATTATTATGTTTGCAGACGAAGCGATGCAGCAGCCAATCATGTTCGGTACTGTTGGTGGAATTCCATCTGCTCCTGGACCAGTTGATGGTGATGACGATGCTCCTATTGGTTCTGGTGGTAAAATTGAGAATTTACAACTAAGAACAGTTCCTGGTCCAACTAATGGCACTCAATTAGAATTTTATGATCCAGAATATAATTCTACTAATTTAACTAAAGATTTAAGAGCAAATATGATCGTTTTGGGATTTGAAATCCCAAAAGAAACTTATATTGTTTCTATTAACAGCGGAACAAAAATAACAATAAGCAATCCAGTCACTAACTATGGCGAAAATATTATAAAGTTTCAGGCAGTTCCATCTAATTTAGATGCGATTAAAGAAAGTCAAATTTCTAAAGTTATTGATGGTAGTGGAAATCCTATCACAACTGGATCTGGAGGTGCAGTTGTTAGTGGTAGTTCAAGTTCTTCTATTAAAGAAACACCAACTAATAATTCAATACCAACGATACCACCACCAAAATCAACTAGCAATTCTTCTAAATCTTCTGAGGGCATTAAAGCATTAATTGCAGCTTGTGATAAAGTTGGTTTGACAACTAAAGAGCAAAAGTGCGCCTTGTTGGGTATTGCTGGTGGAGAATCAGCATGGATCCCTCAGTTAGAATCATATAATTATTCTGAGTCAAGATTAAAAACTATTTACTCTTTTGCAACAGAAGAAGATATTGCAAAATATTCTAATGCTGCTAAAAAAGGAATATCAAGAGAAGAATTCTTTTCTTGGGCATATGGACCCACTAAACGTGGTAAAGGTTTTCTTGGCAACCAAACCGACGCAGATGGCGGAAAATATTATGGTCGTGGATTTATTCAGCTAACTGGTCGTGCTAATTATCAACGATATCAAAATTTAGCTAATAAAACAGGATTAAATCTTGATATAGTTAATAACCCAGATTCTTTAGACGCAGATATAAATGTTTCTGCATTAGTAGCTGCATTGTATATTAAAGATAGAGTTCCTGCAAAAATTAATCCTAGTGATCATCCAGGCTATTTTCTAGCAGCAAAAACAGCAGTTGGTGTTAATTCTCCAGATATTGCTGCTAGAAAAAAATCTTATTACGAATATTTTTATGGGCAATCTCCAGATGTCGGTGCTCCAGAAAAAGATGCTGCAGCACCAATACCAGATGCTCCACCAGTAGGTGATGCATCTACACCAGCACCATCACCACAATCTTTAGCTAATGGCAGTGCCACTATTGGATTTAGAGATCCAAATAGTAAGTATCCATTAAAAGAATATATTGGCGAAGCTGACACAAATAGATTAGCACGTGGCGTTATTGACGGAACTATTTTAAAAAAGAAAGATGCTATTAGAAAACTTTCTATACCCAAACCATTAGATTTAGGTACATGGGATCAGCCAGAAGCAGCATATGGTGGACAATATCCATTTAATAAAGTATTTGAAACTGAGTCGGGACATGTACAAGAATTTGACGATACTCCTGGCTACGAAAGAATTCATACTTATCATAGAACTGGCACATTTAGCGAAATAGATCCTAATGGATCTAAAGTTAATTACATTGTTGGTGATAACTTTATTTTAATGGAAAATAATGGCTGTATACACGTAAAGGGCGAATGCAATTTAACAGTAGAAGGCAATACTAATATTTTCGCTAGATCTGATGCTAACATTCAAGTAGAACAAAATGCAACTGTTAAAGTTGGTAATAATTTATCAATAGGTACTGCACAAGATACTACTTTTGCGATTGGTGGAGACCTTTTAATTAAAGCAGTAGGCGATATTAAAATGCAAGGTAACTCAATTAGTCAAAAGGCAGAGAAGGTTAATATAGAATCTTCTGGTGCTATGGATCTGCTGGCTGGTGGAACTTTATCTGCAGATTACTCTCAGGGACAATTTGGTAATGGTGCTGAGGGTGCAGAAACAGTTGAATTAACCCCACCACTAGCAGGCGACCCTGTTAATCCTATAGTTCCATATTTAATACCACCTGAAAGAAGATTTGAAGAAAGAACCGTAGCAGAAACTCCAGATGACTATGAAACACCAGAAGGTCGAGCTGCATCAGAGGAACAGGCGAGAAAAGAAGGTGTTATTGGTGCGCCTAAACCAACAGCATCGGAAGAAGCACCAGCACCACTTGGTGGATCAGAACAAAGAATTCCTGTAAATTGCGAAATTATATACTCTTCTAAAGAATTTACTAATGATTTTAGAATGTCTAAAAACTTTGTTTTAGGTATGTTAATAGATGGTGGTGTTGGTGGCAAACATAAACTAGCAGATCAGATGCTAAAAGAAAGTAAAAGTTCTCCAGAAAGAAAATATACTATTCAAGAAATTGTTTGTAATTTAGCAACATCAGCTCAAAATATATTAGAGCCAGCATTAGAAGTTTTACCTGGAGGTATTGGTGGGTATAAAAAGCAGTGGAGGATTAATTCTGGTTACAGATTAAGAGGAGTGGTTGGTAATGAATCACCTACTTCTGATCACCCTAAAGGATTAGCATTTGATATTGGTATTATGTTACCAGATCAATACACAAAAACATATGAGATAATTCAAGCACTAGAAAAAATATTACCATATGATCAACTAATTTTAGAATATCGTCATCCATCAAGTTGTTGGATACACGTATCATATAAATTTGAAACTAGAAGAAAAATGGCATTTACTATGGTTAATGATAAAACATATAAACCATCTGGCTTTGTATTATTAGATACCATACCTCCTAAGGCAGCGTAATGGCTTGGACACCTTCAGAATTTGATTTAGGAGGACTAAATGAAATAGTTTCTTTTAGTCATACTATTACATATACTGACGATACTGTTGAACCCCCAGTAGAATATCCTGTAGTTATAGTTCCTACAGAGAACAATCCAGATACCATAAATATTGCAGGAAATACTATTTCTGGATATTATGTAGATTCTTTTAATAGTTTAATTAAATATAGAACTAAACTATCCGAATTTATAACAGTTTCTAAGTTTAACCAGATATCTCAAGAAAAATTAGATCAAATGATTTCTTATAAGGCTAGTTTAGAAAGAACCAAAGTTTACAGCTATACGGCTAAGGCGATGGATGGTAATAATGTAGTTGCCAGTACAACTTATACAAAAACTGTTAATAATGATTGGACATCTGGTAAGAATTCTCTTCAATATTACGTAGGACTAACAGCATAATGCCTGCAGTGATAAGACTTGGAGATATGAGCACAGGACATGGATGCTTTCCACCTACTGCTTTAGTTGTAACCCCTGTTTCAAAAACTTATTTTAACGGAATAAAAGCAGGAGTTGTTAGTGGGGCTTGCCAGCATGCTACACATGTTTGTGGGATTGTGGTTCATCCACAATCAACTCGCAATCCTTCTTCTGGGGCATCAAAAACTTTTATAGAAGGTAATCCTGCAGCTAGAATTGGTGATAATATTGCTTGCGGGGATGCTTGTGGTGAAGGCTCTCCAAATTCTTTTATAGAGTAACCTAAATAACAATTATGGCAAGAAATACAAGAGTTTTTTCAGATTTGGACCTAAACTTTACTGCGCACCCAGTAACAGGAGATATCGCACGTAAATATGATGAGTCTGCCATTAAACAATCTCTAAAAAATTTATTATTAACACGTAACTTTGAAAGACCTTTTCATAGTGAAATTGGATCTCCAATAAGACAGCTTTTATTTGAAAATCCTGGTCCAATGTTTACTGTCATGCTTCAGAGGGCTATTATTGATGTTATTAATAACTTTGAACCAAGAGTAGAAATTATTGATGTTCGTGTAAACGATTATACGGATACAAATGGCGTATCTATTACACTAGAATTTAAAATAGTAAATACAGAAAGCCCAATTTCTGTAGATTTCGT